CGCAGATGTGCCTTGATCTCTTCCAGTGTCAGTAATGCCGTCATTTTCAGCCTCCTGCATCCCGCCCACGTTTTGCAGCCAGGGTCCAGGCTGATGAATGAGCTTCTCCGGGTTTATCTTCGGTCATACTGTTGCAGTGCCACAGCGAGCCCCCCCACGTCACCGTATCGCCGGGGTGGTAGGTTTCACCGGCTCTGAACACACCGCGGTAGAGCATCACCGGCAGGGAAAATGTTTTTTCCGTACGCTGGCCACTGCTCTGCCGGACCACCACAGAGAACAACCGCTCACCCGTCATGCTGACGTCAATATCCGCCACCCCGTCAACCAGGCATTCCCATCCCCGCATCCCGTGCGTTTTTTCATACGCCCGCCAGAGTCCGCCCTGGTGTGTGGCATACGTGCCCCGGGGAAAGGATTTTTGATCGTCAATGGCGGGGAGTATTTCCAGAGCCGTGGCATCACGCCCGTCCTGCGGAGCCGGCAGGGCACTCACCGCATCCAGAACCGCCTTCTGCAGAACATCCGGATCGTAGTCACGACCATCACGCGGAACATGAATATGGCTTACCGCCTCCTTCACCATCTGTTCAAGCATCGGACGCACATCATCCGGGGTGAGACTTTTACCGTCTGCCGGCTGCGGAATATTTGCGACCGCATCATTCACCGCCTTCTGCAGAACATCGGGATCATAGTCACGACCGTCGCGCGGAACAGGGATATGGCTTACAGCCTCCTTCACCATCTGTTCAAGCATCGGACGCACATCATCCGGGGTGAGACTTTTACCGTCCGCCGGCTGCGGAATATTTGCGACCGCATCATTCACCGCCTTCTGCAGTACTTCCGGATCGTAGTCACGACCATCACGCGGAACAGGGATATGGCTTACAGCCTCCTTCACCATCTGTTCAAGCATCGGACGCACATCATCCGGGGTGAGACTTTTACCGTCCGCCGGCTGCGGAATATTTGCGACCGCATCATTCACCGCCTGCTGCAGTACATCCGGATCATAATCACGACCATCACGCGGTACCGGAATGGCCCCCACAGCGTCATCCACCATCGCCTGCAGAACCGGACGCACCTCATCCACCGTCACATGCTTCTGTAATACCGCCGACAGGGAAGTCAGTTTCTCTTCAAACGCTTGTGCCTGCGAGGCCATCTTCCCCTCAAATGTGCGCTGTAAATCCGCCAGCACTGTGGAGAATTCTTCTCCCAGTGCACGAATAATGGACAGTTCCCGTTCCGTCATTTTCTCAGTATCCCCCCTGAACATCGCTTTCACCGCATCATGCTCTGTTTCACTGATTGCCTTATTACCGTCAGATGCGCCGTCAGGCAGCTGTGATGAAACTGTTTTCCCGGCAGACGCGAACGGATCCTCACGGGCATCACGACGGGACAGCGCCTCCAGACTGTAGTTCTGCTGCTGAAGATACAGTGCATCACCGCCGGCCAGGGGCGGCAGGTTCTCCCGTTTACGGGCCTCATTGGGCGTGAGAAGCGTATTTTTCACCGCATCCCCCAGCGTTTTCATGCGCCGCTCACTGTCCATTCTCAGCAGCGTGGTGACATCAAATTCTGTACTCTCGTTTTCCCCCGTTTCCAGCGCCTCATCCAGTAACAGTTCAATGGACTCAATCAGCGTCTGCAGGCACTGGGAATAATACTGCTGCTCCAGCGCCTCCACGTTGTCACTGGAAGGCGGTTGTCCCACGCCAATCTTGTAGGCCGGGACACGGAACACCGAACAGACAATTTCAGCGGTCATCTTCAGTTGTTCCACCGTCTGCGCATCCACCGGTGAAAACGTCGTGGGGTTGTATTTTGCCCCGTTGCTCAGAATGGCCGTTTTCCCCGCATTTTCGCCTGTATACCCGCTGTCCCAGTTGCTCTTCAGTTTTTTCGCATTTTCTTCCGTAATACTGCCGGGGATCTCAATCACCCCGGACGGCCTGCCGCCATTTCTGAAAAAAGACGTCGAATTTTCCTGAATATGATGCCCCTGCGTGGCCGCCAGCCCGGCGGCATACACCGGCGGCAATCCTATAAGCGGATGAAAAAAACAGTTAAACCGGTCGTGGATCACTTCCCGGGCAGGCACCGTCACCGCCTCCGTGATCCCGCAGTTCCGGTCCGGCGTGATGCGGTAGAACACCTCGCCGTCATCCGCCACCAGAGGTTCAACCCGGCTCCAGTCCAGAATACGCAGTTCTTTGATCTGCCCCCGGGCATTACGGATTTTCAGCACCACCGTATTGCCATGACGCAGTTTGGCGTTCAGCCACAGTTCAAAAAACTGGATGCGGTTCTGCTGGGCGTTGGGACGACGACAGAGGCGGGCAATATCCCCCCGGCGCGTTTCCCTGCGTATCCCATGCGCATCCGTCTGCATAAGACGCAGCCGCATTTTGGCGATATCCTGGGATATCAGCGAAATACATGCAAACACCGCATGAAAGGAGAGGACGGCTTCAGGATCGGCTTTCACGCCCTGCTGCCAGGCGCCGGAAAAGGGCTCAGCCACCGCCTGAAACAGGCTGGTCCAGCCCGCCTCTCTTACGTCACGTCCTGATTTCTGGTTTTTTCGGGTTCGCCGTAAAAGGTTCCACATTCGCCATGCTCCGCATCACGTTTCTTTTTCTGACCTGCCGGACGTCGCACCGTGATGTACTCCGCCTTTCCCAGGCGAACCAGCACCTCCGCACACGGCTGTGCCACATCACGGATATCCCCGGCCGGGCATCATGCGTGCCCTGCAGATATCGGATTTTTGCCATAACCTGTTACGGGAGGCGCACGCCTCCCGTCCTCCTCATCAGACTCAGCCGCCGGACGCACTGCCGTAGTTCACTCCGGTGATCACCGCCACCGCCGCAGTACGGCGACGACGCCAGTTGATCCAGCGCTCCGCACGGATGGCCACGCTGCCTGTCTGGAACATGGAAACCAGCTCCACCGGGGACGGCGTGGTACTGTCGCCGGTCGGCTCAGACTGCATTTCCAGTGACGCTTCACGGGACATATCCACCGCCACACCGCCGTCATCAGCCAGATAAATATCCGGTGCATTCACCAGTACCAGCTGGTCACCCACATACTGGGAGACAATCACCGGAAGCCCCTGGAAGGTCCCGCCCAGCAAGGTCATGTCCGGATATTCCTTCTGCCCCAGCGCATTTTTACGCATGGACAGCGCCAGGGCATTCGTGCTGGACATCAGCCAGACCGCACCGGTGGGCTGCAGATTTGCCGTCACAAACTGGCCAAACGCGGCCTCGGCATCCGCATCCGGGTTACCGGTTGATGCCGTGCCCTTCACATCATGGGTGATGGACGCCGGGGAGACATCCGCCACCGCCGCTTTTTTCGGGTCCACAAAGTCTGTGTCCAGACGCGCCACCACCGCTTCTGCCAGCGCATTACGGACCAGCGCATCAGCTGCCGGACTGGAAAAACGGATCAGCTCTTCCGTCAGTACCGCAATGGCCGACACCTTCGCATGACTGAAGGTGATGGATTCAAAATCAAACTTCGTCAGGGGTCTGGCCTTACCCTCCCCCACCCAGCCGGCAGCACCACCGGACACCTGGGCATGCACGCGGATATTGAACGGCACCTGACGAAGTGCAGGGATCCCGCCCTGACCAAATCGCCCGATAATGGTCTGCGGACGCAGGTAATCAATAAAGTCCTGCGCATATTCCTGGTATTCAGACAGGCTGCCTGCCCACTGCGGGTCCGTGGTGGTCCCTGCCCCCACCGCCGATTTCAGGACATGATGCAGACGGCTGTCATCCGGATACTGACGACGGGCCACTTCCAGGGCTTCAGAGCGGACACCTTTAGCCGCGGCCAGTGATTTGGCAAAGCGGGCGAAACCAATCCCCTTCTCCAGTTTCTGCTCAACACGGATCACCGGCGCTGAAGCCACCGTGGCCACATTCCCGTTACCGGCCTGTTTCACCGGCTGTGCCGTGGCGGCCTTACTGGTTTCCAGTTCACGCAGACGCTTCAGGTGCGCATCCACCTGACGGATTTCCGCTGCGGTGTTGTCGTAGTGCTCTTCCTCTTCCACATCCAGTGTGCGGCCTTCCTCTGCGGCTTTGTTCATGATCTCCTCAAGGGAGGCTGCCAGCGCCGCACGCTTGTTTTCAAAACTTTTTAATCTGTTCACCAGTATTCATTGCTGACTTTTCCTTATGAAAAGAGGTTATTGACTGTGCCGAAGCGCCGGCAGAAGATGCGATTTTCACCACCGGTTTCCGGTTGCCGGACGCGGCAGAAAACGGGCGGTCGAAATATTTAATGGTCCGGATGGTGCATTCCGCATTCGCGGGCACGGTGACGGCAGACACCTCCATCAGCTCCCAGCGCAGAAAATGCAGTCCGCCTCCGTCCAGATAAGTGTATTCATGGGGCCGGAAGCCCACAGAAAGCCCCCTGACCAGCCCGGTCTTAATGGCAGCCCAGGCCTCATCCAGCCGGGCTGCCATCTGGGAGGGCATCCCCGGCTCCGGCTTCACCAGCATTGCCGTGATTTCCAGCCCTTCCCTGACCCGACGCACCGTACACTGGCCTACAGGGCGGGAATGGTCATGCTGCCAGAGAAACGGGATCGTACTGCCAAACTCCGCCCCCTCCGGCTCCAGGATGTCACCATCCCGATCCGGAGAAGGCGTTGACGCAATCCCGGTGATCACCCGTTCATCCTCGCTGAAGGATTTCACCGTCAGCAGGGAACAGGCCCGTTTAAGAGTCACATCAGCCTCCTGAAAATAAAAAAACCGCCGACAGCGGTTCATGATGGTTACAGGGTGAGCAGGGTTATATGAAAAAAACCTCATACGCTTTCTTTTTCGGTTCCGGATTCAGGGACATCAGGGACACCGCATTGAAGAGCGCCATCAGCGGGTCAATTTTTCCCCGTCCGCTGGCCTGTTTGGTGATAAGAATGGCGTTACCTTTAGGCTCCACCCGGGCATTGCCAACGCACCAGGCCATCAGTGGCTGACCACCATGCACCAGTACTCCCTCAGCCAGTTTGCGCTCGGTGGTTTTTATGGCCCCGCCCAGCTTCCAGCCCTGGCTTATCCCCACAACAATTCCGTCGGGGATCCCGGCTTCCGCCAGTGAATCCAGAATCTGCCCCACACCTGACGGGTCAATACCGATATGCTCCAGTAACTCAGCCTCATGAATACGACGCACATACTCCGCCACTTCCGCCGTGTCATCCCCGACCCGACGGACAATCGTCATGTCTCCACAGGCCACAAAATCCTGAAAACGGGATGCCTCACTCTTCCGTCTGACCACCGCGGTTTCATGCGCCCAGGCATGGCCCCAGCCCAGCCATTCGCGGGTTTCCCTGTCACGGCCAATCACGTACAGTCCCAGCAGATCATCCAGGCCCCCGCCGTCAATCCCCACCGTCACCACATCAGCGCGCTGCAGGATATCGTCCAGGCTGACGCGCCTGCCCTGCTGCTCCCAGAAATCCGCACCCGCCCAGCGGTCAGAACGCAGGGCAAGACCAATTTCCACATTGGCATGTTTTGACATGAAGCCACGAAATGCTTCCTCACCAGCCTCCCGGGCTTTACGGTACTCCCGGTACAGAAAAGCCTCATCCACCGAATAACCGAGATTCGGGTTAACCATGGCGAGGTTTTCCATCAGCAGGTGAGCCCCGCTTTCCACCATTTCAGGAGGATGCTCAAAAATCACCGGCAGAAAGTGCGGATCATGAATTTTTGCCGTCACGGACATCCCGGGCATACTGCAGTTTCTGTCTGAACACCCCGGCGGGCGGTTCATTCGACTGGGTGGTCGTATACACCACAAACCCTTCCGGACGGGAGGCAAGCCCGCCGATGGCTTCACGTAGCATGTCTTCCGCCTTGTACTGCTTGCCAAACAGCCACAGTTCATCAATCAGTGTCCCCACGGACTTGATACCGGACACCGTATTCGGATCGGCTGCCACCACCTTCAGGGTGGTGTCCGTCACCCGATGGGTGATGGTCCGGATATGTGTCTGCACCTGACAGAGGTCATCCAGATCATCGTCCCGTCGTACCATATCCCTGGCAGGGTTGAAGGCGTTAGCCGCCACCTCCACGGTCGGGGCCAGAATGGTGTAGCCCGCCGCCTGCCGCCAGTTCAGTAACAGCGCCGTCATCATGATCCCCGCAGCCAGCGTGGACTTACTGTTTTTCTTGGGGATAAGGATAAACACTTCCTTGATATGGCGAACACCGGTCTGCGCATCGTAGGAGCCAAACAGGGCCGCCACCAGGTCAAACACCCACGGTGCACAGGACTCCCCGAATGTCGGGCTACCCGGTGCATCCACAATTCGCAGTTGTTTAAAAATCGCCAGTGCATGTGCAGCCTGGTCCGGATAAATCGGAGCCGGAATAATCGACAGCCCCTTTTTCAGGCGCTCTGCCCAGTCCGGGCAGGCCGTGCTCCACACAGGTATCATCCGTTGCCCTCATTATCATTATTCACCACCAGGCGGGGTGGTGGTGGCACCGCAAAACGGTTAGCCGCTTTTTTCGCCGCGTCACCTTTTGCCGATTTTTTACCGGCATCCCCTTTTTTATGGTGCGTGAACTGCGCCAGCTTATAAGCCGCATCCAGCGCCAGCCTGGGGTCGGTATTAATGTTCTCCACCAGAAGACGCCCCATCGCTTTCACCGGATCGGGAAGACCATCCTCCATATATTCAATACCAGGAGACATCACCGCGGACGGTGGCATCTCCGGATTGTTTTCGTCCGGCTGTGGTATTGCAGCCGCCTCACGGCGACGGGGTTTATCCTCCTGCTCTGATTTTTTCTGCCGGTAAACAGGAACCTCATCCACCTCCACCGTCTCGCATTGTTTACGGGCTATAAACGCAAGCACCTCCGGATCTTTTGCCAGCTGCGAGCCTTTAACCCTGGCGGTCTTCGCCGAATAACCAGCGGCAATGGCTGACGCTGTTTTGTTTTTCCCGGACATGAGCGCCAGCGCAAATTTTCGTTTTTGCGTTGTCAGCACAGCCTCCTCCCGGGTCCAGAACGCACTCAGCCGGGCATGGTTCAGCCCATTTTTCCCGGCGTCTCATGCCGCAAATGTTAACTGCTGCCTGGTTAACATTTGCTGAAAAAGCCAGTTAACATTTTTTCCGCACAACAAACTGAATAATAAAGATAAAAACCGCAAAAATGCCCGGGCAGCCAGTTAACATGTTAACTGCCCTGAAACGGGAATTTTTTCTCTGCGTGAGAGGGGGCGCGGTGTCCAGGGCGATCGTTTTTTTCGCCGGATGATCCCCCCCGGGTCTGGTCACAGGCCAGTGATTCCGTCGGCCCTGAGCGTGCCATCAGGAAGCTCAGGCAACGTCGGATCAGGCATACCACTCGCCGCTTCACTCGCTGACTTCTGGCGATGGCATTCAGTACAGAGGGTCCAGAGGTTCGTCTCCTCATTACCACCACCGAACTGAAGTGCAATGCGGTGATCGAGTTCACTGTCACAAAGGTCAACCACGCGTCTACAGAGACAACAGTGTCCGGCATCCCTCCGCCAGATACGACGTTTGAGGGAAACCCGGGCACTGCCACTGACACGACGCTGTTCCCCCCTCAGGACATTTATCCGCCGGGTGTTCAGAGTTTTGATTCTGCCCGGTAACGTACGAAGCACAGCCATGTAAAATCCTCGCCATATAGCTTGTCACCAGAGGAAAGAAAATGTCATCGAAAAACCGGACCCGCAGAACCACAATCCGCAATATCCGTTTCCCCAATCACATGATTGAACAGATCAATATCGCCCTTGAACATAAAGGTTCCGGTAACTTTTCAGCGTGGGTTATTGAAGCCTGCAGAAGAAGGCTGTCAACAGAGCGTTCGGGTATGAATTACATAATTAAGTAACATGGTGTTCACAGAACACACAGTTACCGGACACATCAGTTTTCCATTCGTCCCCCGGCAGTACAGGCTTCCCGTCTGACGGGATAGCCTGAAAAAACACAGAAAATTATTTGTTATAATTAATATAACTTACTCAAAAAAAAGCGACGAGAAAATCAGCATCAACGAGCAATAAGCGCCAATACGTGATAACAAATGGCAGCCATATTTATCTGCAGTATAAGCAATGGACAGGATAACCACACCAGAAACCGTCAGCATAAAATCCATTTGAACTTCCCCGGACAAAATCGACTCATCTAAAGATTTACAGCTCTTTTTATTATCAATATGTTAAAAGTAAAATAAACAGATGTTCAATAATACGAATACAAAAACGTGCTGAAAATCAATGAATCCATTTCTGTGTTATCAATTAATAGTGATAAACATCCGGCTTCTTCCACCATCGCACCGGACCAGCGACCATGAGGGGACAACGCCGCGCTCCGTTAACGCGGTAAACCCCGGTGTGTATCGTTTTTGATTATCCCCGCACACTCGCGCAGAGGATTCTCCCGGTCGGGCTGCGGTCTCTGTTAATGCAGGAATACGGCGACAATACCGCGCATGAATAATAAGGTCGCTCAACACACTGGCTGTAATGCAGCGGATACCATGCGGCATTTAGCGGCATTCATCGTACACTCAACGGTTAGCTCTTCATTCGTGGCATTCACCTGAAAGGTCCTGGAGTGTAATTGCGTACATTTACCACTGAACGAACCTTCAACAAGAACACGACCACGCTGCAAAATACGGAACGGAATTGTTCCCTGAAAAGGCTTTACGGTTACCAATAATTTCTTCATGCATTCTCCGAATAACAAAAATACTAGTTAATACACTGAGTGCGGATATATTCCTGAAGCATTCTCAATGCTGCCTGGTCGCTGATGATTCCGTCTCTGATACCGAGAACGTTTCGTCCAGCAACCGGAGAGAGTTCGACGGCGGCATCATTGCCCACGCCGGAGGTGCCGGTGGCTTCACGCACGGTACCGGGGCAGGTGGCGTTGATCCGCAGGCGCTTACGACCAGCGGCAACATCAGCACGCAGAGTTTCATTTTCAGCTCTCGCATCGGCTAATTCCCTCGAGTATTTTGCATCGAGCGCAGCAACATCACGCTGGCGCACCTGCATGTCAGTAATGGTGGCATTCGCCTGTTCCAGCTCTCTGGCTTTTTTATCGCGCTGCGCTTTGTAGGTGAGCGCGTTGTCACGGTAATGGTTTGTTGCCAGCCACAGCGCACCACAGCCAACCGCCATGACAATAATCACCACACACAGAACACGGTTCATCTCTCTTTCACCCCACCAGTCCCGATAACGTCAGGACTCGCCAGGCGGTGGAAAAGAAAATGGCAACCAGCATGACTAAAAATGAAATGCCGACAAGTACACAGAGGCTCTTCACCAGCGTTATGAGTTTATCTGATATCATTAGCCACCCCATCAATCCGCCTTTGTTATTTTCCCTTTGCCTGTATCAGCCAGGACAAAATCAATCAGCATATTCGCTTCATTTACCAGCGTACGGATTTTTGATACATGCGCGGCTTTAACCTGTTTCCACTCATTCAGCCCGGTAGCAAACACACTGGCAATGTTTTTATCCCGTTTCATGTCAGCACAAGCCTGGTTGAGTTCTTCCATCACGCTCATTTTACGGGGATTAACGACAAAACCCTTCGTCCAGTACTCGTAAAGAACATCGTCGCACTCTTCCTGATACCGGATGACCTTATCGCGGATTTCGGGTTTTACTTTGTTGGGATTAATGGTTTGTAGCCAGCCGGCAAGTTTTCGAAGTGGCATGGACACCATATTGCGTTGTTTCCCATCCTCAGCAACCATAACGATTTCCGTTATAGTTGACGCAAAACGCTGTCTTAACTTAGCCAACTGTGATTGCCAGGCCAGCCCCATCCCCGCAACGACAGGTTTCATGGGAACGTATGGTTCGCCATTATGGTTAACTACATAAAGAGAGTTGCCGTGAAACGGCACGGCCATCATATTCATCGGTTATTTCCTTTTAGTGATGAACCTTGTCTCACAGGAATCCAGCCCACAGAAAGGCACCGACAGCCAAACCGGTATCCTCAAGGGTCATCCTGAAAGGTTCTGTGTTGTGAGATGCGCGTGAGATGCGCAGAAATGACAAAGGCATCATTACGGTGCCTGAGTGTTAAACAACTGTTTTGACTTTATTCACTTACATTTTGCCAATTTGCAGGATTTCGTGTTATCCATCCATGTAAGCAAACCTCATTTTTCAGCAAAATATTCTGCTTATCTGTCGATTCCCCAGCACGCCAGCGCGCTCTCCTGGTCACGACGGGATACCTGACCGTAACAGTTATTTGAGCGAATACGGCAGTCCCTGCCACCGTCCTTAATCCACCAGCGAATAGCTTCGCAGGCACCTTTTCGATCTCCTGCATTAATCCGTCTGTAAAACGTCGACGGGAAACACTTACCGGGGCCAATGTTGTACGGACAGAATGACGCAATCCCCGCTTTCTGGGGTTCGGTCAGTGGCACTCTGATGTTTTTCTCCACCCATGCCAGCGCCTTATCACGCTCAATGGCGTTAACCCGGTCGCATTTTTCCTTCGACAGCTTCATGCCAGGAATAACAGGCTTACCATCCACCCGGGTGGCTCCACGGCAGATGGTCCAGATACCCGCACCATCACGGTATGCTGTGGTGTGGTTACCTTCCTTTTCATCCAGAAACTGGTCGAGGATTTCAGGCGCAGGCGCACCTGCGGCAATCAGCGCCAGAACGGCAGCCGACAGGCCGTATCTGATTTTTGCGTTCATGGATATTTATCAGGGTTTATCGATTTCAAATCCCTGGATATGTTAAGTCTTCAGGCCAGCGGTGGAGTCTTCAGAGAACCCGTAATTATTCCCGGTAGTTTTCCTCTGTAGGTTATCAACACATCCTGCGCCTCTAAAATTACGGGACGCTTTTCCGGTAACGGACCATCCCCTTCACATAACCCGGCAGCAACATCCATGAAAAACTGCTTCGCCTGCTTTTTCGCCTCAGCTTCGTAAAACTCCAGCGTGGCACCTTCAGTACGGTCAAGACTAATCGCCACATGTGGCAACAACAACGACGGATGCCCGCCAATTTCAAGTGCCACAGTAACAGCAATCTTATCCGGGTAATTATTTATCTCTTTAACAACCAGTTCGTATTTTTTCTTCATCGCTTTAGTCTCCCCGCGCCGTCTTACGGCGGTCCTCCCTGATTTTGAAATACAGGTTAGTCAGATACGTCAGCAGGCCAAACAGCAGACTCCCCAGTACACCTATTGCCACCCACTGGGACGGAGAGACTTTGTCCAGCAGTTGCAGTAACCAGTATCCCGTCCCTACCGCTGACGTGGTGTATGACACACCTGTTGTGATTTTTTCCATCTGGTACATACCCCGTCTCCCGTTATCCGGAAGCTGACAACAATAAAAAAGCCACCAGTTAACTACTGATGGCTCTGATAACTCATGCAGGCGTCTCAGACGACCCACTGACACTACCGGTGAGTTTAACGATACCTTCCATTTGACTGGCTCACTTTTTATGATGATGCCGGTGCATTTATCTCCAGCACCAGACTTTCTATCTCAACGCCATACGCTGCATTTTTTGTAACATCCGTCAGCGTCAGCGCATTCAGTCCCAGTGTCAGACTGTCTTTTATAACCTGGAATGCCGGGCCAGCCACTCCATTCAGTTTCGGAGTAACCGTGGCACTGCCGGCGGTGAACACCAGCTCCAGCGTCTGCCAGTCGTTACCGTAATCGCCGAACTCCCCCAGCTTCGTGTTT